TTGCCAGATGGCCGTCTGCCGGTCCGCATAAGTTGGCAGCACCGCGTTATAAATCGAGCCCCAAATGATGTCTGGCGTTATTTTCTGCGCCAGCGCGACGCCAGCAGCCAAAAGCAAGCACGCTGCCAGCAGCTTTTTCACGAGGTGGTCACTCGCAACCGGCCATTGACATCACACTGCAGCACGCTCGACTGCCCGGTTGCAAGCGTCGGCGGCGTTGCATTGTAGATACAGCCTGGCACGACACCAGGGCTCTGCTGCTGCGCCATCACCCCGCCGATGACCGAGGCAACCAGCGCGCCGAAGATCATCCAGAGGACGTTGCGCCACATGGCTATTTCCTCTTTGGTGCCTCGCTGCTGTGCGCCAGCGCCGCCCCTGTCTTTGCCGGAGCCTCGACCTTGACCGGCGGACCCGATGGCACCCCGTTACGATTAAACGGCAACGTGTAGCTGGAACCGTCCTCGCACATCAGCGCCAGCAGCACAGTACTCGCGTTCGCCGGATCAGTCGTGAACGCGACCCCGCTCGGATGCGGATGGTCATCCCCGGTAAACGTCGTCAGCGGAATAACCTGTCCGTCCTCGATGCTCCAATGCGCAGGCATTGTCGGCCTCCCTAAAAGCTGAAAACAGATCGTTGCCTGATGCATTCACCAAGCGAGCCGTTGAAGCTTAAATCCCCCCAATTGTTTTGCCAAGCGTTCTGATTTAGCTCACACCAAGATTTCAATGTGAATGAATAAATGACAAACGCTGCGCCAAGGAGTATAAGGACAAAGCCGATGCTGGCCCACCCACGTCGCGAAAATCCCAGCCCCCCGACAATCGCGATAACTCCAGCGGCCAGTATCGGTAACTTGGCTGTCCACTTAACTTGTGGCTGGCTCATGGCGCGAACTCACCAAAATGCGCACGTGCCGCTTGTATTTCCTTCAATTCAGACTGAGTAAGCATTACCCTACCCTCCGCGGGAACATCGAAGGATCACGTAACTGGTCAGGTGCAATAAGCCCCGGAGGCCCCTGTGGACGCGGTACCCCTGGCTGCGCTCCTGGACGAGGGCTCCCAGCGACACCCGGCTGCTGCTGTCCTCCTATTTGACCGCCGGGAACACCAGGTTGTCCCTGCTGCTGCATTGCTTGTTGCTGCTGCATCTGGGCTTGCTGTTTAGCTTGGGCTTGTTGCATATGACGCCATATGTGCGTTTGTACCTTTTTCAAATTACGACCTTCACCTGACATCTGGATTTGCTGCATGAGCTGAGCATGAGCTTGTATATGTTGCTGGTCGTCGTCCATCGGATGAGTAGGAACCTCAAAACCTTCGGCTAATAATGCATTTTCCTGGTGCACTGGCACTGGTAATTGTTGCTCCGGGGCAACAAAAATTAACGGCGCTAAACGGGGCCCAAATGTATTTTCGGTCAACTGCGTAATGATCGGCACCAGGTTAATTTGATAACCGCCCAGTTGTTGCGGCGGTATACCCCTTATAACATTCATAGCAGCAATACCCTGCTGTATTTGCTGAGCGCTGCGCGCCGCCTCGACCCCAAACCATCGGAATTGATACCTCCGGTCCATCTGCACGGGCGGGATTGCCTCCATCGCCGCACGCAAGCCCATCTCACCGAACGACCGGATGGTGATCTCCTCATCGCGATACTGATGATCCATCTCAATAAACAAGTTCAGCATCGGCGTCAGCACGCCTTCCTCAAGCACGGTCACGCTGTCGGCCGTGTTGAGAATATCAACTTGCTGCTCCTGCGCGACCTGCGCCTGGTTCGTCTTGCCCCGCTGCGCGGTCGGCGTGCCCTGCGTGATCGCCGCCGGCGAGACGCTCAAGGTCTGCGAGACCTCGGCCTTGCACTGCGCAACCATCTCGAACCCGTGCTGCCAGAGCTGCGGAAAATTCACGACCTGGGTGCTTTTGGGGTCGGTTTCCCACACCGCGGCCATGCTCATGACCATCGTGCCAGTGCGCGGGTTGCGCTCCGGGTCGGTCATCACGATCGGCAGCAAGCTGTAGCCGGCGCTGTCCCAAGCCTCATTGACCGCGTCATTGGCGGCGTATTGCAAGTCCGCGCAATCCGCTATCTTTGATCGGCCCTTAAATAATCCACCCACCTTCTCGACTGGCACAGATAACAACGGCACGCGGTCGCTCCAGAGCGGGTTGCGTCGCGCGCCCAAAATCCGCTGCTCACCGCCGTAGAAGGCTTGGCATAAGAGCCGCTCGCCTTTGATCTTGAGCTTGGTGAAAGTTTCGTACACCAGCGCATGACGCGCGCTCTGTACGCCTTTAATTCCCGCCGCATCGGCCAACGTCTTCGCCTGGTTGATGTCCTCCGGCGCGACCTTTTTCTGCAACCGGTCCTGCAATTCCTTGCCGGCATCGGCGCGGATCGCACCCTCGTCGATCATCTGCTGAATTTTTTCCTTGGTCCAGCGACGGATGATGGTGACGCTGCCGCCCTCGTCGAGCGCCTCGTCGATATCGTCGACGGTCACCGGCAGCACCAGCACGTCGCTGTCGGCCAGCACCTCGACCTCGGGATGCGCCGCCTCGATCTCGGCGTGCCGGATGTCGATGATCGGCTCCATCGCTGGGTTGGGCATGCCGGTGCCCTCGACCAGCTCCGGCGGCGCAGCCGAGCGCCACGTCACATGACGCTTGCGGCGACACCAGCTGACGTAGACGTTATAATGCCCCTCGATATCACCGGCCTTGCATAAAGCAGGCATCACCTTGGTGCGCAGCTTCGCCTTGCGGACGTAATGCTCTAGAAGACTTGCCAGCGCGTCAGGACGGGTACCGTCGGTGGATGTGACCTCAACGTAGCGTCCGGCTTGCGGGAATATCTGGTTGGTAAAGCGCGTTTTTCGGGCATTGATCGCATTGTGAATGATAGGGACGAAGATTTTCGAGTTGCCGACATAGAACTGCTTCGAGGTAAGGATGCAATTGTAAATGTCCCAGTAGTCTTGCTGATCATTCGATCGGTTCCACTGATCGCGATACCCCTCCTCGACCTTCTTGAATACATCAAGCAGGTCGTCCTTGATTTTTGGCCGCCGCGAGATGTCGGCACGCCGCGAGACGCCGCGCGCCTCCTCCTCGATCTCGTCGGCAACGATGTCCTGCAGCTCGTCGTCGTCGGCCATAATTTACTTATAACTCATAGAGTAAACCTTGGACATCAGTAAGTGAGGCGTTGCCGCCGCCAGTCGCCGCGATCGCGACATCGAACCAGACCGGCACCCCGAGCGCCAGGCTGGGATTGCCGCCGACGACGGTGAAGCCCGATACGTCCTTGGCCGCTGCCATGAAATAATGCTGCGTCGTCGACCACAGCGTGCCGCTGGGCGCGGTGCCGTTTGCCGGCGCGGTGCCGGTGCCATGATAACCGGTGATGGTCAATCCACCGTTGGCGCTGTCGTTGGCGCAGCAGCCGGTGATCATCGCCACCACCCGGCCGGTCTTGCTGGGCGTGATGAAAAACCCCTGGCTGGCCCCCAGCCCCATCATCACGGCGGCCGTGGCCGCAGTCGGTGCCGGTGCCGGCACCACCCCGCTCACCACCGGCATCAGCGCCGCCGGCGGCGCGCTCTCGAACTGGCCGCACCAGTCGTTCTGCCCGGTCACCGGCCAGGAGATATAAGGCGGATAGGCCGTGGCATTCAGCGGCGCGTTAAAGCGACAGTGCCCGCGGGTCGCGTCAAGCGCGAGCACGTCCCAGTAGATGCATGCGGAGCAGGCGTTAGGCACGCCGCGATGGTAACGGCGTCGGAGCCGGCCGGCTAGAGATGTATTTGCGACCGTCGGGCGTGGTCGCCCAGCTCACCTCGGGCTCGTCCTCGTCGCTCAAGCGGGCCGAGCGCAGCACCGCCGCCAGGCTCTCGATGCCCTCCATCAGCACCCGGTAGGCGTTGGTCGCCGGCTCCGCCATGATCTGCCCGGAGCGCGCGATCTCCCGGTAGTAGCCGCCGGCAAAGGCGTTGAGCGCCCAGCGCGCGGTCGACGACACCTGCAGGCAAGGCCGGCCGTGGGCCAGCCGGTTCAGGAGCGCAGTGAGCTCCTGTCGCCCTGCCACCGGGTCGCCGCCGCGGCTGAACTCCACAGGCACGCTCCGGCACGCAGCCCGTAGCCCGTGAACGGAATAGGAATTGAAGTGGATGGGCGGCAGCAGCAGGCGAAGCCTGCTGCAGCCGGTCTCCAGTGTCAACTCGGTGATGATCTCCGCCAGGCAGCTTGCCGGCTCGCCCTCGCGCACGCGATCGGCTAGGATGTGCAGCGCACCCTCGTTCAACTGGACGACGGCGGCGGCGGTCGCACGGCTGTCGGTGTTGACAGCAAGGAAAGCGGGTTTCGGATGGGGGGCGAGGTCGAGCGCCACGTGCGCGTTGTTGAATGCATCATATACGGGCTGACCGCCGCGGAGTGTGAGCGCATAGGCAAGCGCATTTGGAATATCAATCCGACCCGCTGGGAAATTGAGGAATTGCTGACGCGCCTCGGGACATTCTTTAGCGAGCACGATCTCACCCGCCTTAAAATACGGCTGCAGCCCAGTGATGAACGACAGCTTACTTTCGGGAGCTTTGACGGGTCGTATGGGGATTGAATAGCCGCGCTTGAGCTGCTCGTGGCGCAAAGGCTGGAGAATGAACTCCTCGAGCCCGTCGCGCTCGATGCCGATCGCAACCGGTGAATACGTTGTATCGATCTTGAAAATCTGGGACACGATCTCGTCCGGCTGCCAGAAACCAGCATACGCGTCCCAGACAATGAGCCGGCTGCCCAACCAGCTCCAGACCGCCATGCCGGTGGTGGCGCTGGTGGATTTCACCGAACGCGCCGGATCGCACATGGCGTAGACAGCGTGCCAGGTGCGGACAAGGCTCGCGTCGACACGGATCAAAGCGTCGGAGAACGGCTTGGAAGCAGGGTCCTCGGCCTGGCACATGAACTCCTGCGCGAATGAATGCGCCATCCCCATGCGGGCATAGTCTGCACGCTTCCTGGCAATGTCGTCAAACGAGAACCGCTCCGGCCAGATCGAGCGCTCCGCGCCGGCCTCGTCGATGTACAAGATCGGATAGGACCGCGTGACCCAGCCGGGGTCGCTCGCCAGCTGGCAGATGACCGAGCGCGGATGCAGCGGGGTGCCGTTGATGCGCACCAGCGCCCCGGGCTCGAGCGCCGGCAGCACCGTGGCCATGAACCAGGTCTTGGTCTTCTCGATCGCCTCCGGGGAAATCACGCTGTCCTCGTTCTCGATGTCGTCGGCAAAGCAGCGGTCGGGGCGATAGTCCAGATGCTTGCTGCCGCGCAGCGACTGCCCGCGGCCGAAGGCCTGGACGATCGTGCCGTTGGCCAGCACGATCTTGCTCTCGCTCCACACCGGGCCCACCTGGTCGCCGAAGGTCTCGAAGATCAATTGATTGGTCTCGACCTCGTGCTTGATCGATCGCAGCCGCTCGACCGCCCGCTCATAGGTCTCTCCCAGTATGATCGCGTTGTGAAACTTGCGCAGCAGCGCCTGCACCAGGATCGCCTCCTCGGCCAGCGTGCTCTTGGCCGCGCCGCGAAACGCCTGGATCAGCACCTGCGGCAGCGCCTCGTCGTGCCACAGCTTGACGATCTCGAGATGAAACAGCGGCGTCGCCGCGGGATGCCGGTGCTTGAACAAGGAGACGTGCGCCAGCCACGGATGGCGCATCATCTCCGCGATGCCGGCTTCCTTGGTCTCGCTACTCTCGCTCAAACGGCGCGCCTTTCAGGTTTGCATGAAACCAGCCGCCCGGGCTCGCTGCCGTTGCTAACCCTTCTACCATTTCCTGAGAAATACGGTAGTAACGATAGATACGACCGCCGTGGAAGTTGATCCACAGATCCTGAGTTTCAGGATCGTATTTGAATGCGTCAATGTTTGACGAGCTGATATAGTGCCACTGCCCGTCGGCGTACCAGTCGCTCATTTGAATATCTCCACCACCGGGTTCCTGAACGCATGCTGCTGCTCGCCGTAGGCGAGCAGCAGCACGTTGACGGCGAGCGCGAGCGTGACGACGAGCGCGACGAGCACGACAGGCCGGAGGATCATCTGACGATCCAGGCCTGCAGGGCGCGCAGCGCGAAGAAGACCGCGCAGGCGGTGAAGAAAAGAAGAAGAGCTTCGAGGATCACTGGATGAACCGTACAGCGT